ATGTATGTGAAGGGCTGGTGGCGAAAGAAGATGGATTTTGGGAGTTATCAACGCTGGAAACGCTGGAAAAACAAACAAAAAGTTAATAAAAATATAAACTTGGAGGCTCAAAATGCCCTGTCTATGCACTAGATGTAATAAACCGATGGAGGATTGCGAGTTTACCGTTTGTATAAATTGCTATCTGAAAATGACCGATGAGGAAGTTAAAAAGAATATCATTTTAGGTGGGCGATTCTATGAGAAAGAGAAACCGAAGGATGACTAACTGCGTTCACTTCTGGATTCTTGATAAGAACAACTTCGGGAAATGTAAATGTGGTGCAAGCAAGCAGTTTCCCATGGTGTCCAAGATAACACTAAGACCCAGCGAGGCTTTGACTATGGAAAATCTAGGTCCTGATTCTAAATGCAATCCTGATGCCTAGTGCAGCGCGAGTGTGCATGGGGTGAAACTTGACAGTGATTATTGAAAATGTTTTACTTGACAACAGAGGGAATACTTATGCCCTAAGCCCGTTTCGGCGGGTTTTTTGCATTATGACGGGAGGCTATCTTATGGGTCTAGATTCCCATAGGGTTGTCTCCCACAGTGCCAGGGCGAGTAACCCTGGCCCGACAGCCCCAAGTAAGTCCTGGAATAGACGCTTTGCTGGACAGCAGGGCAATGAGCTACCAGGGATTGGGGCTGTTTCTATTTCAGGAGACATAAATGGATGAAACCTTTATAGAAGATTACGAATACCCTTGGGACTGGGAGAACTTTACGGGTGAGAACTGTCTATATCCTGATAAAGAAACGTAATGGAAGTAATAGAGAAGATAATTGAATGTAGCCGATCTGATTTATTCCCCTTCTACCCATTAGGCGATATTCATGTCGGGCCGGTGCATTTCCACGAAGAACTACTAAAGGCAAAAGTTAAAGAAATACATAGCAACCCTAATGCCCTATGGCTGGGCATGGGTGATTATGCTGACCTTATCACACCCTCTGACTTCAAGCGATGGGATGGAGCGATATTAGCCCCCTGGATGAAGGGGAAAGAGGACAATATCGGGCCAACGCAGCTTGATAGATTAGACGAAATCCTATCACCGATTTGGGATAAGTGTATCGGCTTAATTGAAGGTGGCCATGAGACATCTATTCGGAAATACCACCACTATGATGTTATGGAGGAGCTCTTAAAAAGGGCGAATGGGAAAAAATCTCCACCTTGGGATAAAGTCCCTTATGCTGGTACTCAATGCCTAGTGCGGCTTAACTTCAGAAGAAGTGGTGGTGCTTCACACGATTATATAATTCATGCCCGGCATGGCGAAGGTGCAGCCAGGACCACAGGGGCAAGAGCATTAGCGGTTCTTAGATTGGCAATGACTTTCATAAATGCCAATATTGTCTTCTCGGGACATCTTCATGGGCAGGAATCACCGGATATCCCTGAACGGCTAGTCTTGAAGGGCGGAAAGATTAAGAGCATGGAAACCATAGCCACAATGACAGGGGCTTGGCTGCGAGCTTATATGCAGGGAGTACCGCCTTGCTATTTGGAACGGTGGGGAACACCACCTAGTACACTGGGCTGTCCCCGGATAGTTATAAATCCAGACAAGCATGAAATGACTTTAGAAAAGTCCCGAAAGACAATGACACTATGAGTCGGACGAATTAGCGCTAGAATCATAACTAAATATAGGTAAGATAATACCCTAATTGGGTAAGGAGACAAAATGAATCCAGAGACAGGAGTAAAAATAATCGAAAGAGTTTGCATAGCCATTATCTTTGTCCTTACGGTCATCTATCTAACCGATTATCCTCAAATATGGGGTCCGGTACTTGGCTTGTTATCCCTCATATATGGCGGCGGCTCAATTATCAAGGGCGCAGTCAAGTATATGTTGAGAATACAATGATACGAAAATTATTAAGTGATGCTTGGGAAGGACTGAAACTAACTTGGGGCGAATGGCACATGATTGCCTCTGGTTGGGGCGATAGTGTTGCATTTAATAAGGCAGAGAAAATACCCAGCTTGGAAGAAATGAAAGACCGCAATGATGAGTGCGACTTCTATGCCATACTCGCAAGAGAAGCCTGGTATTACAAGTTTGGAATGGCTCTAGGGAAGTTAACTTGGGCATTGATTGTAGCCGCATTACTTATTAGATTTATTAAGTGAGGTGATTATGAAGGAGTTAATTCATAAAGCAAATGTAGTGTATGTCTGCTCTGGCACAAAGGTTATTGATGGAGTTGATACTGGCAGGGATGCTATTGTAGTCGGTGTTACCAAGAAAGTGTCGTTATCTGTACTCAAGAAGGGAGATAGGATACCTACAAAGGTTCACGGCAAGGAAACTGATGTGGTGGAAACTGGGGAGATAAAGGCTCTTAGAACCTCAAAACACAGACCTGCACCAGGGGGAGTTAGTATCGGGCATCCTAATATAACTGCGGGTACACTAGGAATGGTTATTCCAACGAATAGCGGAAGATACATTTTGAGCAACAATCATGTGCTTGCAAATAGCAATGACGCTAGTATAGGAGATGAGACTTGGCAGCCTGGGGCTTATGATGGCGGGGTTTCCATTGATGTCATAGGGCATTTATCTGATTTCGTACCGATTGTGTTTTTGGGCGGTGAAAGCACTTGTCCGATAGGAAATGTTGCTCTTCGCATTGCTAATTTTATCCTGAAACACACTGGTCACAAATTCCGAGTGCGTAGTTATCAGGAGATGTTTAATCTTGTTGATTGTGCTATTGCCAAGCCGATTAACGATAGCGATGTGTCGGAGGAAATACTTGAAGTTGGCATACCCATAGGATTTAGTAAGGCCATAGTAGGAGAGAAGGTCAAGAAATCAGGGCGAACTAGTGGATTAACGGAAGGCACAGTTTCAGCAACGGATGCCCTTGTTAATGTGAATTATGGAGATGGGAAGATGGCGACATTCACAGACCAGATAATGACAACTGCTATGTCAGAAGGTGGCGATTCCGGCAGCGTAGTATTGAATGAAGTTAACGAGGTTGTCGGACTTTTATTCGCTGGAAGTGACCAGGTAACAATAGTCAATAAAATCTCTAATGTCCTGAAGGAGTTAGGGCTAGCATGAAGGAGTATAAAAAAACTTAATGAAACCTTTACCGCACAGCAGAGCTTTGTTTGTGCTTTGTGTTCACACTCTATCCTGCCAGGGATGAAGTTCAAGTATATACAAAGGATATACACCGATAGCAAGGGTAATAAGGCTACCGAACTTGCGAAGGCTCACGCATATCATAGGATAGAAGATGGAAACAAGACTTACGCAAAAGCAGAAGACATTTGCTCTTAACATATTTAATGGAATGACACAGCGCGAGGCGTGGAAAGAGGCTGGTTATTCTACAAGGTATCCGATTGCACATATAGACCGTGATGCTTCTTTGCTCGCCAATTCTCCAAAGATTTTCCAAAGATTACAGGAGCTTAACAAAAGGACAGAAGATGCCTCTGTAATGAATGTTATGGAGCGGAAGCAAGTCCTGACTGTGATAGGCCGGGCTAGGCTCACTGATTTTATGACTGCTGGTGCTGATGGGAGCTGGGTGGACATAGGACCAGAGAACCCACACTCAGGGGCATTACAGGAAATAACTAGCCGGACAGAGTATGACGACAAGGGCGCTGGGGCTGCTGTAATCACAAGGATTAAGCTCCATAGTCCCCTTCAGGCTGTAGACCTCTTGAACAAGATGGACAAGCTCTATTCTGATGGTGCATTTATCCAGAACAACATAGACAGACAGCTCAATGTTTTCGTGGTAGATAACGCGACAAGGGATTTGATTTCCCAGGTAGGTGAAAGGACAAAGCTAATAAACAATGGACATGAGAACAACCAAAGTATTCAAGGCGATCCTAGAGGCATGGGTCCAGGGCAAGAGACGGATTAAGTTAGAGGGGGGGACATGGAGTAGCAAGACATACTCTGCCCTGCAAGCACTCCAGGTCATCGCTGAGAAGGCCGAGATTCCCCTTGATATTAGTATTGTGTCTGAATCCTTGCCTCACCTGAAGCAAGGCTGTATCAGGGACTTTTTTAATATATTAGGCGAGGACAAGGACAAAAGTTCTTTTTATCATAAAACAGATCATATCTATAAGCGCCCTACTTGGAATGGCAAGTTTGTGTTCTTTGGTGCTGATGATTTAAGCAGAGTAACAGGTCCAAGACGGCACATTCTGTTCATCAATGAGGCTAACAATATACCCTGGGAGACTGCCAGGGGATTAGATATTAGAACTGAGCTGTTCACTATCTTGGACTGGAACCCTGTCGGTGAGTTCTGGGCTCACGAACAGTGGACAGAGGAAGATGTTAATGCCTATGACCATTCGACTTATCTTGACGCTGTAGATGTCATACCTGAAACAAAGGTATCAGAGATAGAGTCCTACCGGGACAAAGACCCTAACTGGTGGAACATCTACGGACTGGGGTTGATAGGCAAGATTGAGGGCATGGTGCATCCCTACTTCAAGCAAGTAGATAAATTACCTGCTGGCAATCCTTTCTATGGACTTGATTATGGGTTTGGTTCTTATGACCCTATGGGTTTGAAGGGTGGCGATCCAACAGTTCTGGTCAAGAACATCATTATAGGAGATAACCTATACAGCCAACAGATGTTCTATAAGTGGGAACCTATGACTAACGATGACATAGCCCGCAAAATGGATTTACTAAAAATATCCCATGAAGATCCCATATATCCTGACCCAAGTGAGCCTAAGAGTGCTGAGGAAATCAAGCGTAAGGGCTTCAGTGTGCAGGAAACCGAAAAGGGAGCTGGGAGCGTAGCCTTCGGTATCAAGAAAGTCAATTCCTACTACCAACATTGGACGAAGGATAGCTTAGATTGTATTAAGGACCAGCGGAATTACCGATACCTGAAAAGGAAAGATAAGACTGGCGGGGAATATTTGAGCGATGAAACTACACACCGGTATTCTCACGGCATGGATGCCAGAAGATACGCCGTAGCATCTCATAAGCTCAGTGGAATCTCCCGCACAAGCCCGGTGTGGCAATTCTAGGAGGGCAATATGAGCATCGTTGAGTATATTGGCAGCATAGGAGGCATAGCAGGAGTCCTAGCCTTCTTTATATTCCTGACTTATAGATACCTGGTTGCCCAGATGCGGGAAGACAGGAAGTTTATGGAAGATAGGCTCACCGAGCTTATCAAGGATTACAACGATGCTGCCTATTCTCGCACAGATGCCATGGTAAAGAACACACAGATATTGACCGAACTCATTATATGGCTCAAGGCCAAGAACGGACACAATTAAGGAGCAATTATGGCTGATACTGAAAAAGACATATATCAATTAGTTAAAGGCAAGCGGGAAGAGATGAAGCCCATCTTTGACCGCATGGATACAGACGAAAAGCTCTACTTCCTTGAGCCTTACCGGATGAAGAAACTCCCACCTAAGCAAGGTGCAGACATGGAAGGAGTAGCTAATATCACATTACCTGACCCTCAATTAGTAGCCACCAAAGCAATAGCCCTTCTGGGCGGGCTCGATATGCAGAAAATAGTCGAGGGCCGGGATATAACCGACAAGCAAACCACCAAGATTGAGGAATTTCTTGATGACATATTCTATGTGGTAGATGAACACTTGGTTAAGAAAGGGTCATTAGGACTAGACGGCTTTACTGACGAGCAGGACTGTATGCGTGGCCGTATTGTTGCCAGGTCGTGTATGAGACTAGATAAAGAAGGGAATCTTATACCAGATGTGCTCCCCATAGATGCCCGGTGTTTTGTTTCTGAAAATGACGGGAGTGATATGGTTTGGGGTGCGGCCTGGTTCATGCAATCACAGGCACAGCTCGAGAGGGAGTTTAACAAGCCGGGAGACAAGGAAGTAAAGGTAGGAAGTGGTAAAGCTGAAGTCGTTGACTTCTGGGACCTAGAAAAGAATGTCGCCTTTGTGGATGGGCGAAAGACCAGAGAGCAGCCTAACCCGTATGATCATGTAAATTTCGTGCAGTCCATTGTCCCCTTTGGGTCAATGTTTAGTACTGAGGATGCCTTAAAGCATCAAGGGGAGAGCATATTCTGGGCAAGCCGGGATTTATGGCCTGAGAAGAATATGATTGCTACTATACTGGCGACCTTAACCATAGAGGCATTACGAGGGGGGATGCAACTTGAGAGCAAAGATGGGAGAGAAGCAAAAAAACCTGAAGAATCACCCTATGGAACTGAGAAGGTTCAACCCGTAGATATGGGTGGCGGCTATAAGGCAATGCCGATCAATGACATTAAGAACGCTACGCGGTTGCTTTACTCGATAATTGAGACAGATTTACAAAGGTCAGGCTTTACGGCACTAGATTATGGGTCCTTAACATTCCCGCTTTCTGCCATAGCGGTTACAAAACTTACCATTGCCAGGAATGACTTTATGCTACCACGCATACAGGCAAAAGCTATTTTCCGTCAAGCTCTTAGCCGAATGATAATTAACCAGTGCATAATGTGGAATCAAACATTAAAGCTAGGGCAGCCAGGGAAGCAAAACCCCTACTCTCCGGGTGATCTGACAGGCGATTACCAAATCAACTACCGATTCCTTAACATATCTAAGGAACAAACTATTGCTGACGTGTCAATCGCCAATGCTGCTCAGGGCTATCTATCCGGCGACACAATCCGGCGAGATGTATTGAAGCTCCAAGACCCTGACGGGGAAAAGGTTAAGTTTGATTCAGAGCAGGCAGAGAGAGTTGATGAGGTACTATTCCTCTATCGGAGAGCAAGCAGTCTCCTCGAGGGAAAGAAAGTAACCTTAAAGAACCAGGTTGAAGCCTATATCCTGGCTCAAAGGATTGTAACCATCCTCGTACAAAGGAAGGCAATGGGAGCGCTAAGCCCAATAGAGAAAAAGGAAGAGGCACAGCCTGAGCCTGAAGGTAAAGACCTATTACCCTTATTTGCTGGTGGTGGAGGAGGCGGAGGACAAAAAACTACCGGAGCCGAGGAGACAGAAAGTGAGTAATAAGTTTAAGTTTACGCAAGAAGACCTCGATGAGATGATACTTAAAGCTCTTGGTGAAAAGTCTGCAAATGCAGAAGGGAAAAAGCCTAGCAAGATTCAGGAATTGTTGGCGAAAACCAAGCTAGGGAAAAAGGAATGAACGGCAGGATAGTTAAGAAGATCAGGAAATACAGTAGGCGAAACTTCCTTGAGTATGTCAATGCAGTCAAGCAGTGGCCGTTCTCGGCAAGGTGGAGATTGTGCTGGCATATCTTGTTTCGTAAAGGTGTTGGCTAATGAAGGTAAGTGGCAGGCAAAAGAGAGCCTTAGAGAAGATAACAGGCAAAACATGGGATAGCTTCCATCCTGAAGCTGTGAGGATGTACTTTGATTTAACTGATAGGGGTATGTGGGGAAATGAGAAGCTGAAATACTTTTATGGTATAGGATACTTGCCTGACAATCTTTCTCAAATTACTGGGATTCCTGAAGAGGTTTTACATGACTTTGCATATTTATATTTTAGACATAAAGCACATGGGCATTTGGTTAAAGAATGGGCAATTGATTTCAGGAATGGCTTACTTAGTTTATTTGATTTCTTAAATCCTGAGATGGATGGACGAGAGTATCCTGAATTGTTTATTGAACACGCCTTTGGGATTTATGAAAACGCTATGGGTTTTATCCCTAGCTGCTATCGGGGGCATCCCAAGACACCTTTGAAATATAGGTTAGGAATATGAACGGGTTTACGCTAAACAAAGAAGATTTACTAAAGCAATACCGCCAGGCGAAAGACATTGATATAGAACGCCTCTTGTCGCAATACGGCAGTTCCCTGAAGGAAGTCAGGGAGATGTACCCGCAGTTGATGGCTTCCGTTCAGCAGAGGCAGATGACGACTGCCTTGCCGACACAGCCGTTATTCTTTACACCAAGCGAGACTCAACAGATGGGGCTCCAGCTTGAAGAAGGCTGGATGCTCAAGATGACTCCGGCGGGTGAAGGATATACCTCTAGCCTTATCACCCCTGAGAAGTGGGAGATTACAGAGAATGACCTTTATATCGCACCATCGGGGGAGCAGTATTCTAGGGCGGACATTGAGGCACTCCTGGCGATGCCCACAGGGGGCTTAACTCAACAGGAAATGCCATTTATACCAGCGACCCTGAGCATGGAAAACCTGACCGAAAAGGGCCAGGAACTATACGGAGAATATCAAGAGGCTGGTGGGGAACTGGATGTTGCGGGGTGGGTGAAAGAGAGGGAGCAGCAACAACTTGAGACAGAACAAATCTTCGGTAGGGTATTTCCAGACCAAGATATTGCGGAAATTGCTGACTATATCGAAGCTAACCCAGAAGGATTTATAGCTGATATACGGGAGATTGGCCGAATCCCCGATACTGAAGCCTTACTGAAAGCCCTATTCCCAGATATAACCGATGAACAAATAGCTATGCTCTTTGGGGGCACAGAGGGCGTAGAGTGGGTAACGCCTGAAACTCTTGGCTTGCCAGAACCTTCTCCCTGGGACAGAAGCATCAGCGAGACAGTCCGTTCTCATACATGGTTTCTTACACCAGTGCGGACGGAACAGCAACTTATCGTGCTGGACATAATTCACAGGGGTTTACTCGAAAGTGAATTCATCCCCGATTATCAAAAGGAAATAATTAAAGGAACAGGCGATGTCCCGTCCATCTATCTAAGATTAACACCAGAGGAACTAGAACAGATAGGGATTAAATTAGACCCGTTCAATGCGGAGTATCTCAGGGAACTCCAAGCAAATGAAACTAAATATGCCTATTGGGAATCAGTTTTAGAAGATGCAGAACCGCCCTCTAGCTTTGGTGCTCAGTTCATAGCTGGTTGGGGCGATATGCTTAATACTGCTGGTGCTGCCTTTAATTGGTTAGGTGCTGATGGTATTGGGCAAATGTTATCGCAAGAAGGGCTAAAATACCAGAGAGTTACACCCCCCACAGAATGGCAAGGGGTATTCCATCCCAACTTTTGGACAAGCCAACTACCTAGAGCCTTACCATTTACACTTGCTCTTATACCAGCAGCGATAATAGGTGGTTATGCTGGGGTGAGCATTGCAGGTGCAGTAGGGTTCGGAGCACTTGGAAAACTGATACTTGGCTCTCTCTTTGCTGCTGGACTTTCAAGACCCCTTGAAAGTGCATTAGAGGCGGGCAATGCCTATGATACAGCATTAACTCAAGGACTTTCACCAGAGGAATCTCACGAAGCTGCTGACAGTGTGTTTAATAAAAACATGGCTCTTATTGGGCTAGATGCTGCTGAGTTCTTCCTGGCCTTTGCTCCTTCACCCATCAAGGCAGGGGGTAAGTTAATAAAATACGCCATGATTGGCGGGAAGTTAGTTGCAGTAGGCTTATCTGAGGGAGGCGAAGAGTTTGTTCAGGATATTATTACTCGACAGGCGTTAGGGGAGAAGATTGTATGGGATGCAGAGATGCAGCAAGCTGTAGCACTAGGCTTCACTATGGGTGTGGGCTTAGGTGGAGTTGGTGAAGTTTTTACTACAATTCAAACCCGCATAAAAGATAATCTCACCCCGGGGTTAACCAAAATCTTTGAGACAGCCAAGTTTGATGCCTTAGAAGAAGGGAAAACACCCGGAGCATCTGAATTGGCTGGGCTGGATGCCGTTGCCGAAACGGAAGAGGGCAAGGCACTGATTCAAGATATTGTTCAGCAAGTTCAAGAATCCGAGCAGGCAAAGCAAAATTCAATGTTTAACATCGGTAATATCGCCGATACGGAAATGACAGTAGGCGAGTTAGGACTTAACTACAACAAATTACCCCAAGAGGTTAGAACACAGCTTGAGAGCTTCAAAGGCGGTAGGGAGAACTTTAACAATTACACAGTCTATGACTTTGCTCGGTTTGTCAATAATCAGTTTACAGGGATAGGGAAAACATCTGCTCTATTCCGGTGGTCTAAGAACTCCGAGATACAGAAGATATTTGCTTTCTGGGCGAGTGAGCGGGGGATTTTTACCAGTGCTGAAGCCGATGAAATAACTAAGCAGATGGTATCCCAAGAACGCAGGATAATCACAGAGGTAGCACCTGTTACCCCAGAGGTTACAAAGGCAACTCTATATGATGCCGAAAAGCGTTTGGGAATGGAGGTGGTAGATAGGTTTGAACTTGACCCTATGAATCCTAGTAGTTTTGATGATGCTGTAAATAAACTTCTCTCTTATGAAAGCACAGGTATGCCAGAGATAGAAGGGCTACTTAGAAGAGATGCAGGTAATTTTGTAAATGCAATAAGGAATTTACAAGGCGAAGTGCAGATAGCCTCACCGAATTACAGAATAGCAATCCCCAAAGCCGAAGCTGGTATGCCAACAGAACCTAACCCCCGAGGCACAGTCCGCCATCCTGACCATATCAAAAGCGAAGAGGCAGGAAACATTGAACTGGCTAGAGAGTTCTATGATGCAGTTCCCAATAACGAACTAGATGTAGCTGCTACGGCATACCTTCAGGAAGGTGGTATTGACACCTATATTGCCAAGATGCCTGAGTATGCCGAACTAAAACTCCAGGCACTAAGCGATGAAGTTAGAGCGAATATCGCTGAAGTAGTAGAGGTTCAAAATTTTGGCCGAAATGAGATTGATGAATTGACCCGCCGTAAGTATGAATCTCCAGAGGAGCGAACAGTCATTGAATCTGAGATAGCTAGGCTCACAAGCGGCATTGAATACCTTGATGAGTTAATACGGAAGCTCAAGGGTGGAGACAGATTAACCATTAACGATGCCGTTCATTTAGGAATGGCATTGCGGAAGACCAAAGGTGGCAAGCTGATACCCGCAGTAAGGCAAAGTGGGTTTTATGTCTCTGAGGACTTTGCCAACTATCCTTTCTTCCAAGATGTTGGTCTCCCGTCTGGGATGCTGATGGACACGATTCGACTTCTTCAGGCTGTAGATGGAGGAAGGTTTGCCGGGGCAGCTCAACAGCACATTCTCTGGCCGACACAAAGAACTTATCTGGCATATCTTCAGTTTGTTGATAAAACAAAAGTCGAGGTTCACGAGCTGGCGGATAAATATGGCTTAACTAGGTTCGGAATGAAGAAGGCAAGGGAAGCTGCTGGCGATGTGATTGAATACATCGGTCAGGTTGAATCAATGCAGACGGCACAGGAGTTAATGCGAGATATTCCTGAGATTGCTGCACTCGTTAAGGGTTTCGACTCACAGACCCAGCAAAACATTATTGACTTTGCTAGGGAAGCGAGGCACTTCTTTGACAATATGCTGGATATTCAGAACCGGGCTAGAGCGAAGCGGAAACAAGAAGCAATCCCATACCGCCGAAATTACCGGCAATGGGTTACAGATACTAATCTCTGGGCAATGCTATTCGGGAGGAACAAGCGCCCCGATATAATGATGCAGTCAGTTCCTATGCCTGACTATATTAAGCCAGATGCACCTTTTAACCCCCGTGCTGAGGCTCGCAAGGGCGGATTAGCCGATTACCTGAAGAAGCGTGATTTAGTCCAACTTATGTATGACTACTCTGTAACGGCGGGCAAGGACCTCTTTATGACCAATATCGTGCAGAACGGCAAGATACATACTGCTACTTTGAGGTCTATGGGGCATGAATCCTCAGCAGCGTTAATTGAGGACTGGATAAGTGAGGCATACGCTGGGGTTACGCCGAGCATATCAAGAGCAGCCAGGCGGATTATCCCTGGCCCCGCCTTGAAATTCGGGTTTTGGCTAAGGCGCCAACTTACAAGAGCGGTATTCCCTTTGAACTGGACATGGAATGTTTTTGTTCAGACCTCCTCGGTAGCCTTAACGACTACCCGATATGGAATGGTAAATACAATCCGAGGGTTAGATTACTTATTAGTTCCCTCTATTCACAACCAGGTAAAGCAAAATGCCTATTCCTTAATTATTAAAAGTAGGCGAGGCGGTAAGGTTGCATATCAGGACATTGGAGCCAGGGTAGAGAAATCCCTAAGATGGGAGGGTTCTACCCTTGATAAAGTGGAAAACATCGCCAACTTTTTAACCAATGCGATTGAAGATTTCCTGACTGGTATTTCCGTGAGAGCTGCATATCATCATGGGCAGAAGCTAGGATATAAAGACCGAGCCTTGTGGGAATATGCCTCAGAGGGTGGGGCTAAGACTCAATCTATGTATAACTTGGAGAATCTACCCGGTATTCTGCGGAATAAGGAAGTTGGCACACTTTTCCCCTTTCAAACATTCTCGCTTGAGGTTTTCAATACGGTGAGAGAAATTAACCTTATTGGTGTGCGTAGAGTGGTAGGAAAGGCCGGTGCCTATGAAACTATATCGGCAACATCGGCAGAAGGACAGGCTACTATCCGTAATAGGACAGCGATGCTTCTACGTTGGTTTGCTGCTATGGTAGTCATTAACATGGTGGCGGACAAGTTTATTAACCGCAAACCCTGGAGATTAAGCTCGTTTATTCCCTTCTTTAGCCTGATGGGTGCTGGGATGGATTCTAACAACCCCTGGTATTTACCTATGCCACTTCAATATATGAACGATCTCAAAGGTGCGATAGATGATATTCTCAAGTATGACAACTGGACAGATTTAAGGCAATGGGCTACCCGGTATCATGTTCTTGGTGGGACCCAGATTAACAGGATGCTGGATGCTATAGAAGCATTGGTGCATGGGGAATGGACTGATGTTAGAGGCAAGCAATTATTTGAAGTCCACCCTGATGAATGGCTGACCGCCTTAACACGGGGTATTTATGCTACAAAGGGAGGCAGGGAATACATAGACCAGCTTAATGAAAAGAAGGGAGCGTGGTATGAGTTTCTTGGATTCCCATTGCCGGAACGGGTGAACATCACGAATGAGATAGACAATGAGCTCACCAAGTTGGGCGTAGTGGATGAAGATGGGAGCATTTACGACTTCGGTGATTTTGTTTCAGCACTCAGGCAAATCAGGCAGCGTGTTGGGGACCAGAGATTTAATAAAGCCGACTCGCCCTTTATCACAGGATTCCTTGAGGCTGAAACAGTGCGAGGGGAATTTGAGGGTTTACCCTATCAGCCTATTTCCCTTATGGATTCAGGGGATTGGGATTCCTGGCTACATTATCAAACACTCACAGGCGAGGAAAAGGCACAATTCGCAGAGGATAACCCTGAAGTCCTGCAAGAATGGCGAGGCAAGTATTATGCACTCTGGCAGGAATATCAAGCACTTGATACCAAGAAGGAACGAGAGGCTTTCTTGGAAGCTCATCCTGAACTCTCAAAGGATTGGCGTAAAGAATGGAGAACCACCCATCCTCAGCAGGATGCTATGTTAGCCTTCTGGGGCTTTCCTGGCAGATTACAAACAAGAGAGGCTTACAATCAGGTTGTCAAATGGGCTAAGGAATACAATGTTTCTTTGGAGTACCTGACAGCTTGGCTACCACCTGAAAACCTAGCTGATGACTATTTCGACTACTTGAAGTTATCCGATGAGTTCGGTAGCAGTTCTGGTGAAGTCAAGTTATTCAGGCTAGAACATCCTGAATTTAATGAGTGGGGTATTGATGCTTATGGTTGGAAGGAATCAGCCTTGAAGGATGTCAATGTTGATGCCTTGAGGATACAGATTAAATGGAGAGACGCACAAGCTGAGTATGATGCCCTCAACACTACGGAGGCTAGAGAGCAATACCTTAATTCTCATCCCGATTTCAGGGATGACAGAAACCGCATAAAGGCAATGGATTATGAAGTGCCCGAAAACTACATAGAACTCTATGTGGAGTATTACAACTTACCCACTGCGGGTTATGACCAAGAACATTTCCTAATGGAACATGATGATTACTATAAGGATGTCTGGTTAGGAGTTCTGGGGAATCAACCAAAAGACTTTAGCAAGATACCGACTATCGAAGAGGAGAAATTACTCAACTATTATGACTCATTAGGGACTGGCACACCAAGACTTGAGGCTAGATGCAAAGATGCTGCCCTTGATGCTGCCCTAGTCAAATTCAAGGGACTAGTGCCTGCGTATGGGACAGACCGATGTAGTTAGGCTATCGAAAGTTAATGAGGGGGACTCTCTTTTTTGTTGCTGTTTTCTTCACCCTCGCGATAATAATAACCCAGGGCAAATCCTACGACACTACCTACTAGTAGCCCACCAGCGACAAGGGTGAGTTCCCAAGATAGGTTTACAGCAATTATGACAAGAATAACGAGTAATAAAGCAATAATACGAGCTAGATGTTTCCGCATTCCTCTATTATAGCATTATTGCCAAGTAGGCAACCCGAAGATTTGACAAATCCTTACACATTGGTTATACTGATAGGTAAGGATATGAAGCTAAAAATACCGAGATTGACCTGCAATCGTTGTGGTCATACTTGGATACCACGTCAAGTAGAAATTACTATATGCCCCAAGTGTAAAAGTCCATATTGGGATAAGGTTCGGAAACGAAGGTAATGCCCCAAATAGGCGAGATTAGATACGGAAAGGAAATTGGGCTTAAAAGCCACGCACAATTTATATGGCACGCTTGTGTAAACTGTGGAAAGGAACGCTGGGTCTTATTTCTAAGGGGCAAAGCAAATAGACTTAGATGCAGACATTGTTCTTACCGTGAACACTACAAAAACTTCAAAGGCAAATATGTAACAAATGATGGGTATGTAGCTATATATGTAGATAGTAATTCTATTTTTGCCCCCATGTGCAATAGTTCAGGATTTGTCCATGAGCATCGTCTCGTGATGGCAAGGTATCTAGGTAGATGTCTTCACTCTTGGGAAGATGTTCACCATGTTAATGGAATACTCAATGATAATAGGCTAGATAATCTAGCACTACTACCCAAGAGTGTGCATGGCAAATTGCATAGGGAACTTCAATTAGTGAACAAGTAATAAAAAGCTAACAATATTTAGGATGGAAGGCTCGCTTAATGCGGGCTTTTTCATTTGGGGCCAGTAAATCAAAAATGCTGGCTCTAATCATTTTAAGGAGGTCAAAATGTTGGACGAAACCAAAAAAGCTGAGAAGGATTCCCTCCAGGAACCTGGAAAGGCTCCAGCTAGCGAAGATGGGAATACTCCCGAACCAGAAGTTTTCACTAAAGCACAGGTAGATGAGGCAATTCAAAAAGACCGTATCCAGCGTGGTAGGGATGTCAAAGCACTAACTGATAGGGAAGTCGGTCTTGATGCTAGAGAGGAGGCTATCAAGGCACAGCAAGCCGAGATAGACGAAATCAAAAGGCAAAGAGACGAAGCGGAACTAGCAGAGGCTAGGGGCGATCCTACCAAGATGAGGGCATACCAGACTAGAAAGAGCCGCGAACAGGAAGATGTGGAACTGAAAGCCCAAAGGGATGCTCTCAAGAAGGATAGGGCAATACTTGACCGCGACAAGGCTGAACATGAGGCAGAGGTTAAGGTGGCCAGGGAAACGCAACTGGAAATCGAAATCTGGAAAATTGCAGAAGCAGAAGGCGTTGACCCGGTAGAACTCAAAGACATGATGAAAGACTTTAACCTGACGACTGTTGAGCAAGCCAAAACAGCGGCCAAACGGCTGAATAAAAAGCCGGTGGACGAGACTACCAAGAAACCTCTCATTCCTGTTACTGGTGTGACATCTGGCGGACCTGGGGAAAAATCCGAAGAGAAGAAGCTCAAGGAAAGATACCCCACAATGAAATAAACACAGGAGGAACACACAAATGGCAACTTTAGGAAGCACATTTTTAACCCTTGCTGACTGGGCAAAACGAATGGCACCGAGCGGGGGCATTGACGAGATAATTGAGGTTTTGGCCTCTTCCAATCCTATTCTTCAAGATGCTGCTGTCATGGAAGGTAACTTGGTGACAGGCCATCGTAGCACCCAGAGGACAACCCTACCCACCGGCTCATGGAGAATGCTTAATCAGGGTGTAGCCAGCACGAAGTCAACAACGGAACAGGTGGATGACACCTGCGGTATGCTGGAAGGTCTATCTCAAATAGATGTAGACCTGGCAATACTTAACGGCAACGAAGCTGCTTTCCGGGCATCTGAGGACGATGCTTTTATTGCTGGCTTAAGTGCTCAGGCAGCCACCGCTATCATTTACGGAAACACCAAGCTCAACCCTGAACAAATGCACGGCTTTGACCCACGATTTAAGACACTGGGAACTTATGTTCTCAATGGTGGTGGTGCCGGGGGTACTAATACCTCGGTTTGGATTATCACCTGGGGACCGAAGACCTGTCATCTCATATTCCCCAAGGGAAGCCAGGCTGGACTAAAAAGTGAAGACCTGGGCAAGCAACTTGTACCCGATTCAACTCTTCTGGCAGATTCAAGCGCTACGCTCAATAGATACCTTGCCTATGTTACCCGCTTTCAGTGGAAGCTAGGCTTGGCGGTAAGAGACTACCGCTATATTGCGCGTGTATGCAATGTTGATGTAGCACTTTTGACGGGTGATGCGTCTAGTGGTGCCGACCTGCTCGATAAGATGATAGATGCCTTCTATGTCAGACCAAGTGCAGACTTGGGCAACATGGCAAAGACATTTGTCTACTGCAACAAGACCGTAGCCAAATTCCTGCACAAGCAAGCGATGAACAAGTCTAATGTCAATCTGTCGCTGGACAACATTGAAGGGAAAATGGTTACTAACTTCTTGGGCGCACCGGTTCATGTCTGCGATGCTATTCACAGCATCGAAGCAACAATCGGGTCGTAAAACTAGAGAGGGGGGATTTCTCTTCTCACAAATAATATAAGGAGGAAAAACACATGATACTCGATAGAGAGTTACTTTTCAGCAATTCGCAGGACGCTAAGGATAATGGAGCTAAGGACTCCACGAATGTCATAGACCTGAGTGTAGCCGGGCGGGACATAGGCAAAGGCGAGCAACTGTATGTTGTAATCGTGGTAGATTTGTATACCGCAGGCAGTAATACGGTGGTAACTATCACCCTTCAAACGGGTGCTACTACTGGGCTTGACACTGCTATTTGGTCAAAGGCTTTCGCTGCTGCTGCTATATCAACCGGCATGGTTCCCATTGTTATCCCTATTCCGCCTGGAATTGCGGAGCAATACATGGGATTAGTCTACGACTGTACTACCGCTGCTACCGCACTAACCGTCACCGCTTTCATAGCCAAAGACGTCCAGACCAACCTATAAACTAGGTAAGGGAAAACAAAAATAATAAAGCATATAGGGGGGAGCGGAAAGTTCCCCCCTAATGACTGAAGGAGGTCATAATGTTTTGGAAAGGAATACACAAATTCAGTAACATTCAAGTTGCCCCAGGTGGTCAAGCTATAGGGTTTGGCACTTACAACACTAAGGGGCGAACCTATTTCGTGAATAATATCACGGGTAGTTCTTCTAACGATGGCTTATCTTGGGATAGAGCATTTGCCGAGGTAAGTCAGGCTATCACCGCTTCGGAGGCTTTCCGGGTTCTACTAGGGGGAACCACCAATGACTATATCCGAAACACCATCGTGGTTCAGGGAACGGGAACAGCTTATGCCGCACTCACAGAGTTGCCAAATTATTGCGACATTATAGGCGTGGGTGCTGCTAGTAATGGCAACGGTACTGGCATTGCTATCATTGATGGTGCTGGTGCTGCCGATGCGATTACTGGAACTGCTAGAGGTTTGAACATATACAATATGCAGTTCGTTGCCAGTGGATCATTCTGGTGTTGTGATTTCGTGCAGCTGCTCCGTTCTAGTCTTATTGACTGTTGTTTCCAAGCGAAAGATACAGCGACAGATGGTGGCATACGTTTCAAGGAGAGTTCTGGCGGACTTAATATCAAGGACTGTCATTGGACTGGTTCTGGAAATGTCATACATAAGGTTGGTTTTCAGGTTCAAGGTGGAAACTTTGATTCCTGCCGTATCGAAGATTGTATCATCATTGGCACAACTGCTGGAGTGTTAATTGATAACACATGCAGTACGGGGCAGTTAGGAACTGCTGCCGATAACACCATCTTCCGTAACAATGTTATTGGTGACTTGGGTCGTGGCTGTGCTACAGCAATAGATGATAATTGCGTAGTAGGCATGATTAACTACATCAGTAACTCAATTATGGGAACAGCTGGAATCACTTGTGTAAACAATGGTGCGGCACGTGTCCACGGTAACTTTACTGCCAATGCCTTCATTGCAGTAACCGCAAGTTAAACATACCCTCTGGGGTAAAGTGAATAAGAGCCAAGGGCGAGGGCTTGATACTCGCCCACTTGTATAAAGGAGGACAACAATGAGTGTACCAACTAGACGGATTTTAGACCCGATATTCGGCAATCCCACATTGGCTGCTGCCAACAATGGGAAAGCCCATTGGGTTAGAGGGGAAACATCTCCCTTAGACCAGAAAAGCCCTACGGGGTGGTTAGCCTGTCTTTATGGTGGAGTACAGACTGGCGATGACTGGGCAAGGGTAAACATACCAGCATCCGAGGTTCGCGTGACAGAGTTTAACGCTGCTCAATGGTCATATTACATGACCAATACTGAGACTATGGGCGTGAACATCGTTATCTGGGTGCATGACACTAACGATTTCGATAAGCGCGCTGAGATAACTCAACTGGGCGGACACGGTGATTTACCGAAGGCTGGCGGGTGGAACGCCTTTAAGTTCACTTCTGCTACAGAGGGAATGTTCTTTTTTGGAGAGAATACCACTGGAACAGGACTGACGGCGGGTACGCAATATAGCTGGGCTGCTTTTCAGGCAGATGCCCTTTTTGAGAAGTGGACTATCTATCGAATAACCCTTGAATATGGCTGGGAGGCAGCGGGAACCTTTGAGGAAGCCTATGTAGCTGATGTCAAACTCAATGGCATACCGATATTCCTTAAGCCCGGTCTTGACGAAGTATATGAGATAACAAAGGGAAGCGGAGTAGTCTATCTTAAATCCGATACAGCCGGAGCCGCTGCTGCTAGGAGATTTGAAACTGTCAGCACAAGGTTAATTGACGCATACATAACTGTGGCTACTCAAAACCAACTCTTCGGGACTTCGGCAGCGCAAACATTTCCTGTAGCAGTAGGGGAAACAATCCATTTCAGCCGTATAGATATTTCCACGCTCTATTTCAAAAACGCTAACGGAAATGGCACAGTATCCATACTCGCTGCAAGAGAATAAAAGGAGGGAAATATGCCTGTAAGTGAGAATCAAAAAACGCTTGCTTGTATCGCCCTTGCGATTAAAAGGGGGGAAACTCCCCGGTCATACAGCGCTCAGGCTGCGGAGATGGCTGATTCAATGGCTGAGGAGAAACTAAGCGAATGGTGCAAGGGGCCGGTCAAGAAGGAATAACATGGCTAAAACACTTTCTCAAATACGAGCAATAACAAGGCAGTTTTTAAGGGACGAAATCAAGGTAGGCACGGAATCTGACTTTGCCCCTGATGAACTTGATATTCACATTGACGAGGTTAGAGTAGAAATCTCCCAGAAGAGACCCCGCGAAGTCAGGGAGACACTAAATATCAGTGACAAGTCAGGTGTAGCAACGGCGACAACGGCCAACCATCTCATTGACACAGCAAACGCCCACTTCGTAGCTGGAGATGTAGGCAAGACTGTCTATAACAGCACCGATAAAACCACAGCCAAAGTAACTGCCTGCACTAGCGAATCTGACCTAACGCTTGACACTAATATCATGGCAAGCGAGGAGTCCTATACCTTATATTGTTTTAACGGGACGAGCGGGAAAGATCTTAACATATCTTCCATAACAGACTTAGTAAAGGATAAGGTGTGGAAGGTCGAATACCCAACAAGGCAGGACCCACCGGCTATTGATAGGAAATTCACAATCTTTGGCGATATTTTAACTCTGGGCGTTGCCCTTACTCCCACTGATGGGGATGAGGTCTTTCTGTATTGCCACAAGGTACATCAGTTGACCGAAGCCTCATCCACCCTGGGCTCTGACCTGGAGAAAGTTCTAATCGAGGGCGTTGTGGCGGAGGCTGCCCTAGCGTATTTGAACAAGATGCGCTCTCAAATCGTGCCAGCAACTTACAACTGGTATCACGTATGGGCAGCAAGACAAGATGATAAATATCAAAACAGCCTCAAAGGGCTAACCAGGCCTCAATCCTGGGAATATTAACCGAGAGGCTAAAAGGAGGAACAAAATGGCAGTAGGATGGACAAATAGAGGAAAATACTTAGTTTTGGGGTATGCTTTTAGGACAGCAGCTCTTCCTGAGCACTTTTATGTGGCTCTGGTGACATCGGCGGTTGCACCGACCTGCGACATCAACACCCTCAGTCAACTCACTGAGATTGCTGATGGCAATGGATATACCACAGGTGGTTATGAGCTACACGGTGACGCTACGGATTTTGATGTTATCAACGAGGACGACAGTGGCGACTTGGCCAAGGTTCAGATTAAGGATGTTGTCTGGACGGCATCGGAGGGGTCAATCCCAGTTTCAGGCAGTGGAGCCAGGTATGCCGTATTAACGGATTACCACGCCACAGTAGGCAGTCGGCAAGTTATAGGATACTGGGATTTGGTAAGTGACAGGTCAGTATCAGATGGGCAGGCACTAACACTGCAAGATTGCGAACTTAGACTAACAGAATCCTAAGAGGGGTGAAAATGATTAGCGGGCAAGTAGTTTTCCGCTTAATGGACACGCATGGATTACCGCTAGACTTGATAAACGAGGAACTAAGGTCTAAGAACCTGAGCTTCAATGTGGTGGAGTTTGTAGAAGTTGCCCTTGCGTCAAAGAACTTCACCTATGAGAAGATAAAAGGCCGTCTTGTCGAGGCTATGCTGCCCGATAAAAGAGAGACTTTTGTTGCGGAGCTAGACTCTTGGTTCGCAAAGGGAGGTAAACAATGGCAATAAAACACGCATTTACAAGCGAAGTAGAAGATGGTGCTGACGAAACTCTAGTTCGACCCGTTGACTGGAACGCTGACCATGAAATAACTGGAGATGTCAACTTTGCCAAATATAAAGCTATCACTCTTGTTTGCGATAATGGAGCAACTATGCCAACCTCGCCTGTTACGGGACAATGGTTTCTTCATACTCCAACAGGGCGTAATATTCTCTATCAGTATAATGGTTCAGCCTGGATTCCTATTATTTCTCATGGCACTATGACTGTCTATGTGGACAAAACTGATGGGACAGACGACCTAAATCACGGAACGGCTGTTGATGCTAATGCCTTTGCGACAGTCCAATATGCTGTTAATTGTATCCCTGGACTGGTTGGTGGAAATGTTACTATCAATGTCAATGGAGAAGATACTGGCGAGACAGTAACGGTTCAAGGCAAGAGTTTATCAGGCAACTATACTATCACGATTCAGGGAACGCTATCTACATCCGCAAGTGGCACACAATCAGCAAATGGTTTAAAGGGAGCTGTGGCTAATCATGGCTACTTTACCGATACTGGAAACTTGGCTGGTGTAGCAAACAAATTGGCTTACTTAGCTGCGGACGGAGATTACAGAATCATAGACTCTACGGACAATAATACAGCTACGATAGTTGGCTACTTCACATCTCAACCCTTACAGAATGAAGCCTATGTGGTCTATGACTGGGCGACTATTCTTGACCGTGTACTCTTAAAGGCAGGACAGATGGGAGTTGTTCTGAATGACATCAAAGTTGAAGGAGACGCAAGCACCTATCCTGTTGAATTAGAACCATTCAGTAGATTAACACTGAATAGATGCTATATCACAAACGCAACAACCGAGACGATTTGGTTAGAAGGTAGCATTACAGCAAACCAATCCCTTTGTGAAACTACTGTAAATACTGGAGCTATAACTCCAATACTAACAGGGGTAGCGATATTGAATGGGGTAAAGATATTAGCAAATCATGATGGTGCTAAAGGCTTAAGAGCTCTCTACGGTGGAGTAGGTTATTTAGGCAAATATGCTGTAGGGCAACCTTGTGTAATAGATGGGCTGGCAGGAGCAAACAAGGCTATAGGCGGAGTGATTTGTAGCGGAAATTCGTTTGTTGGTTGCGAAGCACAATATAACAAGATTCGTAACTGTGATACTGGAGTGGTTGCTGATACAGGTGGTCAGGTTATGGCTACTGCCAACAACCAGTACTCTGGTAACACGGCAGATGAAACTGCCACTGCAGCCAGTTTTGGATACATAGATTAAGGAGCGTAAATGTCCTACAAAATTGAAGGAAGATAGATAAATGGCAGTAGCTTTTCAAAGTAACGAACCTGAATATGTGCTTAAAGCGAAAGCATATCAGCGTTCCTATTATCTTAAGCATCGAGATAAGAAGATAGCTTATCAAAGAGAATGGTGGGCTAAGAACAAAGATGCGCAAAATGCGAAAAGGCGAAAGCCCTTAGAATTGCTTAAATGTAAACGAAGGAACATTCCAGTTACTACAAAGCAGGAATATAATCATCGTTACCATGTTGAAGTCGGGGCAGAGGAATATCTGCGAATCAAAATTAGAGCTTTGCAGATGATTTCAAAAGAAACTATTCCTACTTGCCAGCGATGTGGTGAAACAGATATTAGACTATTAACAATCAATCATCTCAATGGTGATGGGAATAAGGAAAATCGTAAGAACAGGTTTAACTTTTTTATTAAACGGATAGTAAGGGGTGAGCGTTCAACGGATGATTTGAATGTGCTTTGTTATAACCATAATGCCGAATATGAGTATATTCGTGGTCGCAGACATCTCCCCACAAATTGGCTGGAAGTTTATAAGGAGGTAACAGATGACGGGGGCGTTCCAAGCGTCAGCGTTCCAAAATAATGCCTTTCAGGCTGAGGCAGGAGTAATTGTTACCCCTTCTCCTGCTTCGGCAATAGGCTCTGTCATAGCGCCGACAGTTATTCACGGCTCAGTCTCCATCACGCCTGAGTATGTCAAGGCTATTGGGGCAGTTATAGCTCCGACAGTTATTCACGGCTCAGTCTCCATCACGCCTTCGGCTGCCGAAGCGATATGTGCAGTAGTAGCCCCGACAATAATATTAGGCTCAATTTCTATTACCCCCTCTGCTGCGGGAGCGATAGCCTCAGTAGTAGCACCCGTTGTAATACCAAAGCTATATGAGTATTACTATGATGGAATATCAGTAGAATCTATAAAGGGCGCGACTTGGAGAGCACAAACCTTTACTCCATTAGTTTCTCATACAATCACAAGCGTTAGATTACCATTAGAGAGGCAGGGGCTTCCTGGAACTTGTATAGTCAGTATTCGGGCAACGGACGGTGATGGTAAACCGACTGGGTCAGATTTATGCTCTGGTTCAATATGGGGAAATTCATTACCGGGAGTCCCTGAGTGGCAAACAATAAATTTTGGCACAAGTTATTTGCTAAATGCCAACACGACTTATGCGATTGTGGCAAGAGCACCGAGCGGGTCAGGCTCTATATGGGTTGGATGGGCAGCAGAGGCTATTACTCCTACATATAGCAGAGGAAGCCGTGCTAACTCAATTGATAGCGGTTCAAGTTGGACACTACAAACTACTTGGGATTTTAAGTTCGAGGAATGGGGGATTCCTTATCAAGGTCCAGTCATTACGCCTTCTCCTGCTCAGGCAATAGGTTTAGTTGTAGCTCCAACAGTTCTGCTAGGCTCGACTACTGCCACACCTGAACACATAGATGCCCTCGCTCAAGTGATTCAGCCAACGGTAAAGGCGGGGAATATAATTTACGCCCCAACGCCGATTGACGCCATAGCGAAAGCTATTAACCCAACGGTAATCCGTGGCTCAATAATACTAACACCAGGTTTTGTTAGTGCCATAGGTGGCAGAGTAAACCCCGTTATAGTCCTGAACTCGATTTCAATTACGCCTACATATATCGAAGCCGTAGCTCAGGTAGTAGCTCCAATTGTAAGTGCCGGTGAAGAGGTACTATACATCACGCCTGACCCTGTAGAGGCTATTGGGGGCAGTGTAAACCCCACTGTAGTTCTGGGTTCTATACTTATTATTCCTACGGCTCTTTCAGCTATTGCGCAAGTTGTCATAGGAAAAGTCAGGCAAGGCGATATAATCCTCAGTCCTGCCTTTATTAAAGCACTAGGCAAAGGGGTCAACCCGACAGTCATTCGTGGCTCAATTACACTGGAACCCGAGTCTATAAAGGCCATAGCCAGGGGGGAAAACCCCGAAGTTATCCTGGCTTCAATGACGATGACTCCAGAGTTCGTCAAGGCACTTGCTGGAGTCGTTGCACCTACTGTTCGTGAAACCTGGATAGGCAGGAAACTTAAATTAGTGCTCATTACCAGCCAATACCGCAAGCTCGATTTGGTGACATCTCAGAAGCGAAAGGTAGATGTAGTCACCACTCAAAAAAGGAAAATAAAAATGCTTATCACTGGAGGCTAATATGGCTTTAGAAGGTATCGTTCCAATAATAGTGTTTCCTGACAAGGCTACAGTCTGGGTTCTAGCTCTTGTCTATGATGAGGATAAGAAGCTCGTTGACCCAACGGCTATCAAGGTTTCCATTACTGACCCTAGTGGTGAAGTGATAATTGTTGAAGAGGCGATGACGAAATATGAAAGCACAGAAGGGATTTACGAGTATTTTTACCACGCAGGGGTAGAGTCTGAGCCAATGGATAAAGGCCAATGGAAGGGCGAGGTTTTGGTTATTGACGGGACTGAAGAAACAGCAGTCATATCACCTATTAACTTTGCATTTTCAGTGAAATGAGAACTCTGACAGACACATTAAAGGCTGCGCAGCAGGCAGGGGCTAAGAATGTCCTCTATAAAATCGTCTTAACGAAGGGGACAACAACTTACACTTACGGAAAGGACAGGATATTGCCCTCTGAGCATGATGAGGCGATGTATTCACACCGGGCTTCGATTGTCCTGAGCAATCACGATCATACACTGGATTCGCTTGACCTGAAGGGATTTGATGCGGTTATCTCCTACGGTGTGGTTTCAAAGGCGGGCGATGAGTATTCGGCAACGGCGCCTCTCACGGTCATAGACCAGCAGTTTGATTCCGCTCCAAATAAATTGACCTGCACACTTGAACTTGAGGGTATGCCTAACCTGATGGCTGAGGACGAAGCCAGTGATAGCTATGTTCCTGACGAAGATGCTGACGATACAGTTAAAGACTTGGTGAACGCCATTGTCGGGGCTACTTTAGACTGTTTTAGCCTATGTGAGGCGTATGAGGTAGTCTGGGATGATGGGTATGACACTTTAGCAGACACCTACAAGCCCAAAGATGGGTTCAGAATCTATACCGGCGGATCACGGCTGGCCGCGCTGAGGCGCTTATTAGATTATACAGCGAATGTTCCCAGATTTGAGGCCGATGGCAAGGTTCACATATTGAAACCTGTTACCACCGGGGAATCATACGACTACGAGTATGACCTAGAGAGTGGACACCCCTTCTTTTCTAAAGCCTACCGGAACAGTCTTGTGTTTCCTAATAAGATATATGTCATTTCTCGCGATGACGATGACCCTCAGTGTTTGGGCGTGGCCCAGACCTCTGACTATAATTCTCTGCCTAGCAAGGTGAAGAAGATTAAATATATCCAGGTTCGGCTGAAAGACAATGGCCAGGCTGATGATATCGCTGAGGCTTTGATAGCCAAAACAGAGATGGGTTGTAAAAGAGGGCAGGCGGAAGTCCCTTTGAATGTCGCTCAGGAAGTTTTCGACTATGTGAAAGTAACCGACCAGAGGCAGGGGGACACCCGGCCCGGTAATCTAGGTTATGTTCACAGAAGGTTTGGCAAAGATAAGTGGGCAATGACCTTCGGGTTTGGGAACTGGCTGGATATGCTTCGCTATCGGGGAATACTCAAAGAGTTAGAGACATATACCGATGCCGGGCAATACTTCTCCCGACTGAGTGTGGACAATCTTTACGCAAAGCATATTCAAGCTGACAGTCTGGATATGGTGTGGATAGACCCTGAAGGGAATATTGACCTATCTCAGATTGGTGACACTCTGGACAATCTTCCCGATGGGGAAGTCTATGCCAGGGTGAAGAGTATGCACCTTGACGCTGGAGTGTTGCAGCTCGATGAGCATGTCATATACAAAGGTGCCTATAACCCATCAACTAAATTTGATTTAGGCTTAAATGACTTTGACGACATTCCAGAGGGGACAGTATTCAGGCGGACTAAGAGTGCTGCCTTAACAGCCGATGGATTGGTGGTAATGGACAATGTTGTAGTGGGGACTTATGGGAAGATTAAAACTGCTTCATTATCGGCTAGTGGCTTGGTATTGTTAGACCAGACAGTTGACGGGACTTACGGCAAGATTTTGAAGAACGACATTTACTCTGGTCATGTCATAGGCACTGCAATCGTGCAAAGCTCAACTGCCCGATTAGTAACAGATGCCCAAAAAGCTGAATGGAACGCTAGTTATGACCTAGCTCTTGAGGCTTATGATTTAGGTGTGGACCTTCGAGATGATATAGTTGCGGGCTATCTAACCTTATCTCAATATACCAACATCTCGGGCACATGGTATAACACTGGTGGTGTCTATATCAACGCTTCTACTGGGATAAAGATATTTGGAGGTAAGCTCACATTAGCCAATAGTGCTGGACAATATGCCTCTAGTTTATACATAGATACTGGTGGTCAATTACGACTTGACCCTTGGACTTACACAGTTACTGCTAATATAATGCCATTAGCTAATCTGACCCACAAGCTGGGAGACCCCACTAAAAGGTGGCAATACATTTATTGCAATATATTATATGGTGGGAAATACTCATTCACAGAAACCAAAGCTGACCTTGCTGATCTTGAGTATATGGAGTTACCACGAAGAACTTCTGCACCAGCTGGATATGAGGGTAGGATGGTTTATAATCACAGCACTGGATATTTGAATGTTTATAGTTCAGGTGCTTGGTGGCACGCTAACCGAGATGCAGGCTGGGCTTAACCAAATAAGCCTATCCCATTATATAAACAGACAAAAGTCATAAGGATTATCAAGGCAATGAATACGCCCTTTATCAAGCGAGGAGAGAAAACTGCCAATAGTAAAAGACCAAATGCTGCGACTATTGTTCCCCCTATCTCAAAAGTCCATGATACCCATTTAGGCTGTCCAAAAAGATACCGCATTATGGGGTTTAGTTCTATCCCACCAGTCTTTACGATTACGCTAGTAAGGCTGGCATCCACGATATTCAAGGCAACAAAAATAGCTGCCAGCTTTATGTGTTCTAGGCTTTTAACCTTATATAGTAATTCTGTCATTTATTTAAGTTTAAGCACCCCCCAATAATTTGTCAAGAAAGGAGGCACATGGACATCACAAAAGAGCTAAAGGAAACAGTCGAAAGGCGAGCCGAAGCTGTAGAGCGACTTAACCAAATCAAGGCACAGGAACAGGAAACTCTCCAAGAACTTCTACGGATAGACGGTGAGGTTAGATTACTCCAAAGACTGTCAAAAGATGGTGGCAAGCCTCAAGGAAAGTAGCCATGCCCTTTATAGAGAACATAGTCGAGTTTGAAAACTGGCTAGATAAGATGCTCCGGGATGCCAAAGAAAAACTCAACATGACCGATGGCACTATCGCCTGGATTCTACTCAAAGAAGGGACAGCATATTACTTCAAAACCTTACGGAATGCCCCTCAGATGCCCGAGAAAGCCCCTTAAACCCTTTTTGCGACTCTTTACTAGTCCCCACCGAATAGACTGCCCTAAAATCGCAGACAGAAAACCCTGGTTGAAAAACCAGGGGGATTTTTTTATTTAATGAGCCTTTTTAAACCGCTCTATTTCCTTTTCTGAGATGGTATATTGAGCACCGATTTTTTTTACCCTGATTCTGCCCATGTCTTTCAGGCGATACACTTCACTGGGAGTAATGCCTAATTTCTGGGCTGCTTCTTTGATACTATAAATTTTCATTTAGAATCCATTCTTCTCCATTCCAAATCTTTGAGTAGCGTTCCTTCATTACAAAGGCAAGCCAGAGTTGTTCCATTGAGGTAAAGTTTTGAGAATAATACTGTTCCTCTCTTTTGGTTTTATAAAAGAAAGCAGAGTGAAGCCCCCATATTGTTTCTGTGTAGTCAAGATTTTCCCTTGCCATCTCCTGCAACTGGTCTTGGCGTGGGAGCCAGATGACATTTTTGACATTTATGCAGGATTCAGTAACAACTCCATGTCCCTTAAATTTGTCCTTGGGAGGAAAACCAAAATAATCGCCATACTCAAACTTGTGTTCCTGCATCTCCTCTGCCTTCTCGCATTGTTTAATAAAGGTTTCTGATTTGTCCATTTGTTATATTGTAAAACTTTTCTGAAATTCTGTCAAGTCCTTATTTTATAAGCCTATCAACCGGATGCTGTTTTTCCAGAGCCTTCAATGCCCGGCGCTGTTTGTGAGCTCGGGAATAGTTCTCTACCATTTTAAGAGACGTATGACCTAGAAGATACATTAAGTCTAATGGGTCCATCCCATTGTCAAGACAATCATTAGCAAAAGTATGCCGGAAGACATGGCAACTGGCTTTGTGGCCTGTTATTTCAGCACGGTTCATTAAGTCTTGAACCATCTGACCAACACCATCGCCAGTAAGAGGTTTACCCTCTTCGGTAAGCCATAAGAACTCACTGGGGTTCTTTCTCAGTTTCAGATATTGCCAGATGGTTTTTAATGTTCGAGATGAGATTGGCACTAGTCTTTGTTTTCTACCCTTACCTATTATTGATATAAGGCGGGCCTCGATGTTGATGTCCACTATTTTAATCTTGGCTAACTCCTCGCGGCGGATCCCGGTGTCAATCAGGACTAACACCATTGCCCTATTTCGCAGTCCCAATGAGCCTGTGCAGGCATTGATTATTGACTTCAATTCATCATCGGTAAAAGCCGGCTTAATAATGTCGGGGAGTTTCGGGGGGCTGAAGGTAAGCGGGCTTTTCAGGATATAGTTCTGCTTAACGCACCAGTTTAAGAAAGCTCTGAGGGCGCGATACTTAGCATGGTAGGCGTAAATATGTGTGCTGTTTTGAGTGCTGAAAAAATACTTGATGTCGCCAATGCCTATATCATTTAATAATGTATCGGGTTTAATGAAATCAACAAACCACTTCAGCCGATCCCGGTAGAATAAAATGGTCTTGGGGCTTCTCTCCTCGATCTTGAGGTCTATTAAAAATTCCCCTAATGCTTCAGCTACGGATTTGGAAATCAGATGACTTAAAACCATCTCCCTAGATAGTAACCGTAAAAAATCAGAAGGTATTAAACGCCCATCTCCCTGATTTTCCGTCCAATTTAGCTTCATGGTGGAGCTGATGGGATTCGAACCCACTACCTTCTGACTGCCAGTCCTTGCTCATAAAAACTAGCAAGGATGTTCTACTTCAGCCTTCTTCTTATCTCTATGACCGGGGCTGCCATTTGGCAATCCTCAAACTTAAATTTAGATGTATTGGTCTCTAGCCATAATTCATCAGCTACTTTTTTAAGGCGAGCTACGCATAATTTGTTATCTACAAGACAAGCCACGAAATCGCCATTGACTATCCCGGCGTCCCTATCAACAATAATAATATCACCATTGTCCACTATTGGCTCAAGGCATTTGCCAAAAACGAAATAAGCCTCGACATTCCTACTGGCGAACTTGGGGTGACGATACACATAATCAGTTGGTCCTACACCATCCCCGGCATGAAAAGGGTAGTCTAAGTAAACTGGAATGCTCCGAGGAAGAACATTCTTCAGATGGTCAATGATTTCTTCGGGTGTCTCAGGGCGTGGGTGAGTACCATTAGTTCCTTTAATATATCCAGCCGCCTCATAGAGTTCTTCAGGCTTGATATTGAAAGTTCGGGCAAGTTTTAAGAAGGCGTCAGCAGATGGTCGCCGGACACTTTTTGAGCCTTCAAGATTAGCAATATACCCTCTGTCTAACCCTGACCTTTTGGCTAACTCTAGCTGTGTCCAGTTTCTTTCTTTCCTTAATTCCTTTATCTTCTGCCTTAACACACCATCCAGCCTTCCATGCAATTATTTTAGCACCATTGGCTGAGTTGTCAATAGAACTATGTTCTAGACATAACATTTTCCTCTAGCTAAATTTTCCCCAAATTACGATTAAAATTTCTTTTGGGAAAGAATTTCACCACTCGTGGGGGGGGCTTGACAAGATTTTTGCATAGTGTTAAACTATCACCATGCTTAGTAAACTCATAACCACACTCGTTGATATGCAGACCAGAGGGCAATTAACTGATAAGAAAATGGCAGAACGGTTAGGCTGCAAAAGACAGCATTGGCAAATGACAAGGACAGGAGACACTCCTCTCAGTATGACGCTTCTAAAAGGTATCGCAAAGGGTTTCCCGGAATTACACCACGACATCATATATTTTTTAGCTCCCGATGCGGATAGATTAAGCAAGGAGTGTGACAGAAATCCCCTCAAACAGCCTTCAGAGGCTCAAGGCAGGGGACTGAAAAGGTTTTGTGTGGAATTACTAGGGCGAATTAGAGAAAGGCTACAAAAGAAGGAAGAGGGAAAATGATATCAAGACACTTCGTAGATGTGCTTATCTGCGAGAAGCATTGGGAACCATATATTAAATCTCATTGGCTTGACATTCAGCGAAACAAGGCTGGGGTGACACTTACATTCAAGGGGCATGAACAGCATGAATACAAGTGTTCTTATGCAGTAGCAACGGAAATAATCAGTAGTTTTAAGGTTCTGTGTGGAATTGATAGGGAGACTCAGGAGAATACTTAACAATTAAAAGGAGGTTAAATGAATCCAGTTGTATGTAAATGTCTATGTGACCCCGAGAAGTATTGCAAAAATTGGGATGGAAAGGGAGATGTTCACCAAGTAGAAAAGGATATGCAATGCCCGAAGAATACAAGGGAATGCCAATTTCTAGTTACTCCTAAGCCATCACCTATGTTAAAGGCAAGTTAAATATAGTAGAGACAAGGAGAAATAAGATGGATTGTAGTAAATGTGCTTGGCCACATCCAGAGACTTGCCGAATATGCAAGGCAGGGCAAAAAGAGAATGAAAACAAAGAACTATGACTGCCCACTGATAAGGGGTCTGGATAACAGAAAGACGAAGATTTTTGAGGGTGATGTGCTTAGAACCGAAGCACAGGATTTTTGTCTTAGCTGCCCACGAAGAGAATGTTTTGAAGTTATCCATGACCGCAAAGAACGTCAGAAATTAACAAAGGTGGAATGTGGAAGGTTAGGAGGTCGGGCAACTGCTACTAAGTATGAACATGATGTTTTGGTTGAATGGGGCAGAAAAGGTGGGCAGACATACGCACTTAACTTGAGGGCGATAACAAATGGAAAAAGTTGAATCGGGCAGATTAGGCGGACTAGCGACAAGGGATAGGCATTTCACGCTATGCCCTGTCTGTGGTAGCCCAATTAAAAGCCAGTTCTACTCAGAGATCGGTTCAAAGGGCGGCCAGGCTAACTTCGAGAAATGTGGAACAGAAGGCATGGCAGCTCGGGGAAGGGTGGGAGGCCGGGGGAATAAAAAGAACGATATACCAGCCATAAGGTCGAATGGTCATAAGCAAATACAGGAGGGAGCCAGGGGCGACCTCATCGCTTCTGGCTCCGGGGAGCTGCTGAGTGTTAAAAGCTAATTATATCACAGAGGAATGGAAACAACAAGGCATTGATATAAGGGAAGAGGGTGATCATATCTTGGAACTTCTCAAGGACGGAAAGGTTATTGCCCGATTCAGCCAAACAGGAGTAACACCTGAGAATATCCTGAAGGTCGCCCAAGAAAAATTGAAGGGGAGGGAAAACTAAGATGGCAACTAAAAGATGGAGACCAAGAATACATACAAGTTGTGGATCAATACTCAAAGTCTACCGGCATCTTAGGTGGTTTGCCCATTTCCCCTTCCTTAGCCATGAGATTAACTGGTGCCGGGCCTGTCAATGTAAGGTAGGAATCGGAGACTGGATTTGGGGGGAACGATAGGAGGTAAAGAATGAAACCATTTAGAGCAACTTATACACCGAAGAAATGGATTATGAAGGGCAGATCTGGGGAATATGTGCCTGATGAATCACAAGCTAGGATTGTGTTAGTGCTGACCTTGAGTGAAGATAGCGAGAGTTTTCATGCCTTCTTTATAGATACTGACAATAGCCTCAAGGCAGATTCCCTTGACCGCTTCACTGATTGTCAATCAAGCGAATGGAGGGAATGATGAACTTTGAATGTCAAGACTGCGAATCTAGATTTTCTGAGATGGAACAAACAAGGTCGGAATATAGGGATGGGCAATGCCCGTCCTGCGGGCATGAAGATTTGAAAGAGGTGAATGATGATAGAGCAAGTAACGAAACGAAGTAAGGCACATATAACATACAAGCTACAAGACGGTATGGCTGTGCCTGGCGTGACCACGATCCTCGGCGTCTTAAACAAGCCGGCGCTGGTCAAGTGGGCGAATAACCTCGGGTTACAGGGGGTTGATTCATCCAAGTATGTTGACGAGAAGGCATCCATTGGCACATTAGCCCACCAAATGATAGCTGACTATCTCAAGGGGAAGGAGACAGATACCAGCGAATACTCTAAGGTGCAGATAGACCAGGCAGAGAACGCTGTGCTGTCCTTTTTGGAGTGGGAGAAGACACACCACATAGATACTCAGTTAGTTGAAGAGCCATTGGTAAGCGAGCTGCACAAGTTCGGTGGGACTATTGACTGTCTGGGAACAATCAATGGCGAATTGTGCCTGATAGACTTCAAGACATCGCGTGGAATCTTCCCAGAGATGCTAATACAAGTGGCTGCGTATAAGCAGCTTTTAATTGAACATGGACATGATGTCACCCAAACAATCATTCTCCGCATTGGGCGGACAGAGGATGAAGGGTTTGAGGATCGCAGAGTGAATGAACTAGCAAAGCGTTGGCAGATATTCCAGCACTGCTTAGAAATCTACCAATTACAAAGGGAGGTTAAGTAAATGAGTGAACGCAGAAACTTAACGATAACACAAGTCGAGGAAATCAAGAAGGTCGGAGATAAGCAGATTCCCAAGCTATCCTTCCGTGCAAGAGAAGGTGATAACGAACTAGCAGCAATATATTTTACCTTCAAGTCTAGTCTCTTTGAGCTAATCAAGGAAGGCCAGACAATCAGTGCTGATGTAGAAATATCTACCCGAAAGTGGGAGGACCAGACATATACAGACCGGCGCATTGTCCAGATTTACCTTGACGGGCAGCCGGTGGCTGGGAAGAAAGACTTCTACAGGGGGAAATCCCCGGAGGAGCTGGACCAAACAGCAAAGTCAATGGCGCTTTCTTATGCCAAGGACTTGGCGGTGGCGAAGTTAATCTCTCTCGAAGAGATAACCAAGTGGGCGGATACTTTTTATACATGGGTGAAAAAGAATGGGAATGAGCCCACTGGAGCCGTTAAAAAGGCTCAGGCTAAAATCTCATCCCCCGCAGTGAAGGCATCTGAAACTGACACTGATGTAAGCAAACAGGCAATTGCTGAAGCATGGGAGAAGATAAGTAAAGAATCTCCCATGCCTAATGGCAAGAAGGTCCAGAACATAGCGGAGTTAAAAAGCCTATTAATGAAGCACAAGATAGCTACCCATGAAGCCAAAGTAATCCTGAGCATTAAAGAGTTCGATGAATTAACAGACCTCGATAAAGCATGGGAGGACATAAAGAAGGCAAAAGGGCTTGAACCTTAATAACTTAATATGGCTCTAACACTGCTGGTAAGTAGCTGATGATTCTAAAGGTGAGTCCCTGTCAAAGGATTAGTCCCCGGAGCAGGTAAGCTAATTAAGGAAACGAGCGGAAGCCAGCAGTTTAGGGATAGCCAGCCATCCAACTAAAGGGTTGGTGCTCCTGAGATTTGACAGTATTGGGAGAGGTCAAGGGCTGGCGAAAGGGGCTTGCCAGTTACTCCTAACCAGAGTAAGCAAGGACTGTCGTTACGGAATACAGACAGGCAAGCCCATTAGAAAGGAAGGTGAAGAATGACGGAAGAATATGAACGAATGAAGATAAGGGTAGCAGATGAGATAACTAGCGTCTGGCAAGCTGATAAATCTATTCTTGAAATGGCTGCCTCAATCCTCGCTCTTGATGGCATAGAGATAAGGGCAGAGAATCAAGACCCACCTGAATGTAAGCACTTGGCTAGGGAAACATTCTATTTGAATAGAGTTTGTCCCATGCTCACCCCCAAAGATGGCTATGTTTGGAAAAGAGTAATTGTGAAGGAGGAATGATGCTAGAAAATTTAGAGAGTGAATACAAAGATGGCAAAATGCACTTCTATATGTGGAATGATGTATCGCTTGAGCTATTGGATTTTACTTTTAACGAATCCCTCGGCTATGCGGAAAACCTTCAAGGTGCTAAAAGGAAATTTGCTGATTTGATAAAAAAGCCTGAGAAGGAGGAATGATGGAAGCTACATATACCCTAACCTGTGAAGGGTGTGAGGAACCATTTTATAGTAATGAGGCATTTCCCAAGCCTCAATATTGCTCTAAGTGTTCTGCTGTGTTCTCAGAAGGAAGAAAGGAAGTGGTGGAGTGGGGTAATGAACCTTGCCCACACTGGCTAAGTGTTAAACATAACCGAAGAATGAAAAGAGATTGTCATTATTGTTGGGAGGAGCAGCTCAAGAAGTTGGGATTATGAATTATTGCTCTTGGTGCAAAGGAGAGTGAAAGTATGAATAGAGCAACTTCAGCAACGGGTTGGGTGAGAAACCCCGATGGAACTCTCGGCTGGACATGGAATCCCCTCACTGGCTGCTTGAACCATGACAACGGACTCTGCAAAGGCGGCGGCTTCCCGTGCTATGCCTATAAGCTGGCGAATGGGAGATTGAAGCAGAGGTATTTGGCGAATGTCGAAGGTATCTATATGCCAGCCTCTATGAAGAGTGTCCTAGTCGAAGCAGCAAGTGACCCCTTCTATCCTCGCTTCTGGGAAGAGAGGTTATCCGAGCCGATTGAAAACCCCACTCCAATGAATCCAGCAAAAAGGAAGGGGATATTCACTTGTGATATGAGCGACCTCTTCGGTATTGGTATCCCCGAAAGTTGGACTGAGCAAGTAATGACCACGATAAAACTATGCCCCTATCACCGCTTCTACCTTCTCACCAAGCAACCTCAGAACCTAATCAAGTTCTCGCCCTTCCCTGAGAATTGCTGGGTAGGAGTGACGGCTACGAATAATCAGTTGTATCGTGAGGCTATCTATGCCCTTGCTCATATAGACGCAAAAGTGAAATACATATCCTTTGAACCGCTACTTGAGAACGTGAAAGAGTATCTATTTAGGTGGATAGATTGGACTATCATAGGTGCTCAAACCAAGCCCTATAAACCACCTGAAATTGCATGGCTCAGGGAGATTGTCGAGGCTGCGGACAAGGCGGGAATCCCGGTGTTTTTGAAGGATAACCTGAGCCCTTTAATAAAATGGCCAGATAGTGGTTCTTGGGCTTTTGAGAATCTTTCCAACATTATTAGACAGGAAATGCCTAAATGACTATTACCTTCTTTTCATTCCTTCTTTTTGATTTGGGGAGAGATGAATGAATGAGACACCTGGACTTATTCTCCGGAATCGGTGGGTTTGCCCTGGCTTGCGAATGGGCAGGAATAGAGACAATAGGCTTCGTCGAGATAGACAAGTATTGCCAGAAGGTATTGGGAAAGCACTTTCCAGATGTGCCGATAGTAGAGGATATTAGAAATGTCGAGAAAATCAAGCAAGTTATTGAGAACGCCATCGGCTCAAATGGCAGGAGCGAGAATCGAGACATTGCAAACGAAGGATGGCTTGCCAGCAAAGCAGGGAGAGAGAGCATACAGGCGAACTCCGAAGGGCGAACTGGTGTTGCAATCGCAGACAATCAACCAACAGATTTTAATGGACAAGCCGAGGGAATCGAACCCGAATCTTCAGCTATCCTTGTTACCGCGGGATTCCCTTGCCAGCCTTTCAGTGTTGCCGGGAAGCGACAAAGCGAAAGAGATGACCGCTACCTCTGGCCTCAAACTATCGCAGTTATTAAAGCCGTCAAACCCTTCTGGGTATTGCTTGAAAATGTTACTGGAATCATCAACCTGGCACTCGACACTGTGTTATCTGACATGGAAGGTGCGGGCTACTCCTGGGAAACGCTTATTATTCCAGCTTGTGCCGTCAACGCCTGGCATAGACGAGACAGAATTTGGATTATTTGCCACACCCCAAGCAATGGACTCAATGACAGCCAAGCAAGAAAAGGGACTAACCCACGAAATCAACGAAGCTCGGAAGGGGAGGACGAAGTTTGCCAATCTCAAAGAGCAGGCAGTTTACGGACCATTTATGCCAACACCCACAGAGAGGGACTACAAGGGGTGTTCAATGCAAGTGGAGAACAAGGGTCGAAACCCAGAGACGAACAGTCTGTCGGATGCTGTGGAGTATCCGGCACAAGCCAGTGGGCAGTTGAACCCGAACTGGGTCGAGTGGCTCATGGGATTCCCAATAGGGTGGACCGACTTAAATGCTTAGGAAATACCATCGTGCCACAGGTGGCTTATGAGATTATTAAGGTGATTAAGGAAGTGGAAGATGGCTAGAGGCAGAATGATAAGCAAGGCTATCAGCCTTGATGAAAAGGTAAATGCCCTGTCGGATGATACCGCTAGGCTTCTTTTTACCTGGCTGATCACCCACTTGGACTGTGAGGGCAGGATGCATGGGGACCCTGTGACAGTCAAAAGCATTGTCTTCCCCCGGCGCAACATTTCACCGCAAAGAATCGAAAAATATCTGGCGGAGTTGGAAAAAACCGAGCTAATTTTTCGTTACTCGATTAACGGCAATCAATATTTATGTGCACCAACCTTTGAAAAACATCAGATGGGATTGCGAAAAAACCAAGAGGCTCCATCGCAAATTCCGCCTTTTACAACAGACCTACAACGGAGTAAAAACGGTTTAGGTCTTTTACAAGTTAAAACTAAAATTAAAGTTAAAGAAGAAACTAAAGAAGAAAGTAGTAGTTTATCAAAAGAAGATGTTATTGAAGTTTATAAGAAAGAGATTGCAGGACTCTATGAAGAAGAATCGCTCAGTGAGATTATTGAAAAGGATATCGAAGCCACTATCAACATATTCTCGGCCGCCTGGGTGATTGATGCTATTCAGGAAGCAGTAAGTCGGAAAAATCGAACCTGGCGCTATGTAACCGGCATCTTAAAGAACTGGAAGCGATACGGGAAAGACGCTGACTTTCCCTCAAATAAGGGGCCGCGCAGAATAGACCCCGACAAGTATATCAAAGGCAAATATGGCCACATGGTAAGGAGATAATCACTGTAAAGCAAAGATGGAACAAGGAGGGAATATGAAACTAGAGAAGCCACTTAGTATAAATGATAAATTCGATGAAATTGAGCAAACGGTGATTCGCATACGGGAAATCACTAAATCTCTTGGGAGCAGATTCGAACTTTGTATCCAGCAAGCAAAGGCTGAGGTAGCAAGGGAGATATTTGAGGCTTATGATTCTTATATCAAACTTCTAGGGGAAGAAATTGACTCACTGATGGATTTGGCTATTAGTCATGGCTGGCAATCTTCAAGAGTTGAAGCTGGCGAGAAATGTCGAGCTGGTATTCAATCCCTCAAATCCAGATTTCTAAAGGAGAAGAAATGAAAGGCATACTTTTTAAGGACTGGAAGATTAAGGCTATTGCAGAGGATGATAGAGAATGGCAGACACGGCGATTAGGTGGGCTGAAGGAAATCAACAAAGAGCCTGATGAATGGGTTTATCTTAAAGGCAGTTCCCCAAAGGGTAAATTCCACTTTTATAACGAAACTAGGAATTGTCGTATGACTATCAAGCCTCGCTACCAAATTGGTGAGGTTGTGTATATCAAAGAGGCGTGGTGTCCGCTTATCGCTCCTGTCTATAATCTTCTGGACCCCACAATACCTACAGTTTACAAACAAGAGATGGATGCGGGTGGAGCTACTTTGCCTAAAGAGTTTAAGTGGCATTCCCCAATGAGGATGCCCGAATGGGCGGCTCGCCTCTTTGGCAAGATAACAGCTATAAAGATAGGGAGATTGAAGGAGATAACTTGGGAAGAGGCAGAGCAAGAGGGCTTCAAGCGTCAAGAATGGGAAAACAATTTGTGGGTATTTGTCTATTCCTTCAAGAAGGCCGAGAAATGATTACCAAGCTTACTAAAGTACAACAAGATGTTCTCGATAAGATGAATAATGGTTGGGAATTGGGATGCTACTCTTTTAGTGGTTGTAACTTACAGAAGGGTGGATTAGGGAGAGGTGGACAAACCCAGAGAGTAAGCCATGCCACTGTTACCAGTTTATATCAAAAGCATCTTATCCGACAAATATATGGGTTTCCTGCTGTACGCTATGTTCTTATTGAGGCTGAGAAATGACAGTAATAGCTATCAAGAAACCTAAACATAAGAGCGTGGCGAAGCTCAAGAAGGAACTCTGGCCGATATTCAGCCAGTTCATTCGATTGAGGGATTGCCTTGAGACTACTGGGTCTATTGATTATGGGGAATGTATTACTTGTGATAACCCCCCACAGCATAGATTTGAGGATTTAGATGCGGGACATTTTGTTGCTGGTAGGCACAACGGGAACCTGTTTTCAGAAAAAGGTTGTCATGCTCAGTGTAGAAGATGTAATCGGTTTCTGCATGGTAATCAGCTTGAGTACCGCCGAGCAATCATAAAACTCTACGGCAAAGGAGCTGATGAAATTCTGGAAGAAGAGGCGAGACAAGTAAAGAAATTCACTGTGTTTGAATTGGAGGATATGAAAGGATATTACACTCAGAAGATTAAGGAGCTATTAAAGGAGGGAAATGGCAGAGATTAGATATAGGAAAGTCCGGGTATATGTTAATGACTTGGCTGGCTATACAAAGAAAGTACCTGAAGCTGTCTTTGCTTTTACACTTGAGGAGTTGGATGCATTAGAAAGCTGGGTTCCTCCTTATGATGGTTTTTATAAGGAAGTTCAAGATGCAAGAGAGGAGCTATTAAAGCAGGAGACAGCAGGAGTGTGAGAAATGATAAATAAAAGAAAGCACAGCCTATTAAAAAGATGTTGTCAAGGATGGCAAGACTATATGGCGGGCAAAATGGGAGTAGATAACTTTGGTGTTGATTGCTCTTGTGGGTGTTACTACTTTATCGAGCTACAAGATAGTGGAGATTGGGGAGTATGCTGTAATCCCGAATCGCCAAGAGCAGGGCTATTAACTTGGGAACATCAAGGGTGTAAAGGGCATTTTAAGCAGGAGCGTTGATTGAAAAGGAGGTAACATGAAGTTAAAAGATAGCTGTATTGGATTGCTTGTTTGCAAAAGGGATGGTTCATTTTGGGGTGAAATAGTAGCTATAAATACTAAAGGTCACGTTACTGTTTTATCATATTTCGACGATTGCAACCATTATATAAATCTGAGAAGACTAATTGAGCCTAGCACCAGGAAATCTCTTGGGTATGGGGTAGAATCTGACAATGGTCAGTACCATGCCTACATTCGCTTTTTCAAGGGCTGCCATACCGCTGGAGATACAGAAGATGAAGCCCGGGAAAACCTAAAGGATGCCATCCATGCCTATATTAGAAGCATGCGAAACTATGATGAGGTGAAGCTACGTAAAGGAAGATGGGATAGTTGGTATTATATTCCAAGAATCCGAGTTGAGGAGCGTTGATTGAATAAGCCTTAAAGGAGGGAGAATAATGACACTAGTAGAAGCTATTAAAATCTTAATGGAAGATACCCAACATCCTACAGCGGGTTTTATGCCTGACCTTCTTGAGGCTGAGCGGCTAGGCATCGGAGCTCTGAAGCGAGTTATGCAAATGAGGGCGGTAAAAGACAATATAGCACTCCGTCTACTAATAGGCGAGACTAAGAAGTAATGGACTTTGGAGTAAATAAGGAGGGATAAATGAGAGAGAAGCTGGCAAACGAACTAGAGAATACTTGGTTTGAAATAGAACACATGGAGGATTTATGGCTACAAATGGCAGATGTGCCTATTAAGATTATCTGCGAGGAGATAGAGAAGGGGTTATTGACTGATGAGGAAATGGATATAGAAGCTAGGGCGAGAGCAAGGAACAGTTGGTTAGAGTATGGAAAGGACATAGCTAAAGCCCAACTTCAGAAGATTCTCGCCCTGCTTAAATAAGATGCCTGAAGGCGTAAAGTTGATAGACTGCAAAAGCCTACTAGAGAAGATAAGGCAAACCTTGAGTGTGCAAGAGGCAAAGGTTATAATATTAATGCGTGATGTCCCTTATGGGACGATTGAAATTATCATGGAGGACGGAAAAGTAGTGCATAAAAGAAGGATAGAGAGCGTTAAAGACTAACTAGCCTATCGAACAAGTCGGGGGCGAGTTTTGAGGTTCAATTTTGTGACCTCAAGATTCGCCTCTTTTT